TCATTCCCGTTCCTCCATCCGGCGCGCGGCCTGCGCCACGGCGATGCCGGCGCGCGAGACCTCGCCGAGCTTTGCCTCGATCCGCACCAGGTGGTCCGAGATGCGCCGGTCGAGGTCGCGGATCAGGGAGAGCGGCACGTAGGTCCGCGCGACCTCGAGCTTGAACTGCGCGAGGTCCTCCCGCGTGCGGGTCAGCGCGTCGGAATCGCGCTGGTCGCCGCGCTCGATCCGCGCCGCGATCTCCTTGCGCAAGCCGTGGATCATCCAGAAGAGCGCCGCCACCACGGGCGCCTCCACGGCGGTGATCCACCACAGCGGTTCGATCTGGATCGGCATGATGTCGCCTGCCCTTTCTGCTGGAACCTTGAAGACGGCGCCGCCGCGGCCCACCCTTGGGGCACGAAGGACCCCGGGAAGCCGCGCCGCGATGTGGAACGAGCCCTATCTCGAGACCTGCTGCCGATCGGCGCTGCACCGGCTGACGCTGGTGGGACCGCATGGCCGCCCGCCCGGGCTGAAGGACGGGCCGTGCCTGAACCGCCTGACGTCGATGGGCCTGGCGCAGCCGCGCGCCGACGGGCGCTTCGAGATCACCGATGCCGGGCGCGCGCGCCATGGCCTCGAGATCCTGAAGCGGCGCGCCGCCTAGTCTCGGCCGCGCCAGTCCGGCCGCGCCGCCGGGCGCGCCCCGCGCACGAGCCGCACCGGCTCGGCCAGCAGCGCGCCCGCCACGGCATCCAGCGCATCGTCGCGCAGCCCCTGCCCGCCCGGCCGCCATTCCGCCATCTCGGCGGCGAAGGGCGTGCGGAAGACGCTCTCGTGCGCATGCAGGCGCCGCGCGGCCAGCGCGGGCTCCAGCGCGCCGAGGATGCGGTCCTCCTTCGCGCGGGTGCTCGCATGCTCGATGACGGTGCAGGCGACGCCGGCGCGGGCGAGTTCCCGCTTCAGCAGCGCCGGCAGGAAGCGGCCGAGCCCGTTCGTCTCGACCCGCACCGAGGGCAGCAGCAGGTCGCGCAGCACGGCCGCGACGGCGCGGCATTGCTGCGTCGCCGGGTCGTCCGCCGCGCCGGGGTCGTGCGTGAGGTAGGCGAGGCGGTGCAGGAAGTGCCGCCCCTCCTGGTCCGAATAGATCGCGGCCAGCACCGAGGCGTCGCCCGCCCCCGGCCGCCCATAGGCCGGGTCCCAGAAGGCGCCGCCCGAGACCAGCCGGTGGCCGAGCAGCGTCAGCACGCCGCGGCCCTGCGCCTCGCGGTAGTCCGGTTCCTCCGCGTAGCGGATGATGGCAGCGGGATCGAGCCGCACCGCGCCGGACGGGACGGGCTGCAGCAGCATCTGCCGCTGGAACTGCAGCGGGCCGACGCGGTCGCGCAGCGCGGCGATCGCCTCCCGCGGGAAGCGCTCGGGCCAGGCGGAGGCGCCGGCCGCGTTCATCACCGGCAGCATCAGTCGCCGGTAGCCCTTCAGGAAGGCACCTTCCTCCTTCGGGTCGCGGTAGAGCGTCTCCTCGTGGTGCGGCGTGCCGACGAACAGGATCGTGCCGTCCGGCGTCAGCACGAACTCCGCCTCCGCCAGGCGCTCGCGCAGCTCGGCGCGCTTGCCGGGCGTGTCGCAGTTGCCCGCGACCTCGACGTCGTCGCAGACGATCACCTCGGCGCGGTTGCCGGTCACGTTGCCGCCGATGCCCTGCGCGAGCATGGAGGGGTCGCGCAGCGCACCTTCCCGCGCGACGGCGAAGCGGTCGGTCGCCCAGGCTTCCGCCGCCTCGGGAATCAGGTGGCGGCAGAGCGGATGGCGCTCGACGATGCGCCGGACGCTCGCGACCATCTTGACCGCGAGCGGCTGGTCGGCGGCGAGCACAAGGATGCGCGTCTCCGGCCGCCGCGCCAGCAGCCAGGCGCACCAGAGTCCGACCATGCTGGACTTGCCGCAGCCGCGGAAGGCCATCAGCAGCAGGCGACGGTCGCCCGCCCGGTCGCGCGCCTCGAGCCAGCGCGCGATGCGCCGGTGGACGGCCGGCGTCTCCTGCTGGTGCCGGCCGTTCCAGACCCAGACGAATTCGAGGAAGCCCGCCTCAGCATTGCTCAGGCTCGGCATCGCGATCCTCCTCGTAGGCGGCGAGCGCGGTGCGCGCCTCGATCAGCATGGCCGCCGCCTCTTCGAGTTCCGGCGCCGCGCTGCTCATCTGGCGCGCGAGCTTCACGAGCTCGACCAGATGCGCGAGCGCGGCGCGGCAGGCCGCGTGGTGCGCGGTGAAGGCCTTGGTGTCGTCCTCGGTCGCGGGTTCCGGGCCGGCGTGGAGGAAGCGGAGGTAGCCCTCCGCCACGACATCCATCGCCGTCCGGAGGTCGGGACCGCGAACCACGGGCTCGCGGCGACGGGTCATGCCTTGGCGACCCTCGCGCGCACCGTGCCCGCGCCGAGATCGATGGCCCCGCCGCTGCGGTTCCAGGCCGTGACGGACACGACATCCGTCGCCCCCACCTGCGCGAGGAACACCACGCCCGAGGTCGAGAGCGAGAAGGCCGCGCTCGCGAAATCGCCAGGCCGCGCGCCGGGCAGCGGCACGTTGACCTGCGCCGAGGCGCCGGCGGCGATCGAGGGCGGGTCCCAGGCGGCCTCCGCCGTCAGTTCGCGCGCACCGTGCGGCAGGCTCGGCTGGCCGAAGAGCAGCGCCGGCGCGTGCAGCGGGTCGCAGCCGAGGCGCATCGCGCGCACCGCGTAGTCCGTGCCGATGCGCACGAGGCCGATGATGGCGTAGGCGACCTCGGGCGCGAGCCGCACCACCTGCGGGCGCGTCAGCGTCGCATCCAGCATGTCGGCCGAGCCCTGGTACCAGCGCGCCGTCGGGTTCCAGGTGAGCGACTGGCCCGAGGCGCGCACCAGCGCCGTGCCCGTGTCGGTGAGCAGGTTGCGCGCCGCGCCGAAGCACATCACCGCGAGGCGCGGCGTGTCGGCATCCACCGCCAGCGCGAATTCCTTGCACTGCCGTGCATCCACCACGAAGCCGAGGCCGCGCCCGCCGGTCAGGATCACCGCATCGTCGGCGAAGCCGAAGGCGTCGAGCGCGGGGAAGGCGAAATCAGAGAGCGTGGAAGGGCTGCCGGCGACATTGGAGGACAGGCAGGCGAGCCGCTCGAAGCCCCATTCGGTGTTCGACCAGCGGATGCGCGCCGCCCGCAGGTTCGGCACCGCGGCGACCTCGCGGCTCGCCTCCCGGAAGGCGGCCGCCTGGTGGGAGGCGCGCACGACCGAGCCGACGCGCGTCGCGCTCGGGGCGTAGTCCACCTCCACGAGGTAGGCCTGGCTTGCCCAGGCCACCTCGTAGACATGGTCCTGCGCGCCCGCGGTGTGCCGCGCGACGAAGGGGCTGCAGCCCTCCATGCGCAGCGCGCGCGCCCAGACGGAACGGCTGTTCACCTCCACCAGGAAGGGGATGCCGCTGATCGGCCGGCCTTCCGCCTGCAGCTCGAAGCCCGGCCCGTCGAAGACGTGCCGGTTGTGCGCGACATAGGCGCCCGGTGCGGCGGACAGCCGCACGCCGAAGCGGTCCTTCGTCGGGTGCACCGTGCTGCCGATGGCGAAGTGCCCGCCGTAGTAGCGCACCGAGGTGTTCCAGGCGGCCGCCGTCTCGGTGCGGGCGTCGAGGCCGATCCTGTTGTTCACGATGCGCCCGAGGATCAGCGTCGTGTCCTCGAAGCCGCGCTCGACGCCCTGGGTGCGGATGCCGATGGTGAAGCCCTCGACCTGGCGGATCTCGACCAGCGAGGCATCGAGGTTGCGCAGCACGAGCCCGATGTCGGCCTCGTTCTCCCAGTCGGAGATCGCGGCGCGCAGCACGCGCAGCCCCTCGTAGCGCTTGGCCGCGTTGCGCACGGCCGCGCCATCGCCGAGCGTCAGCGCCGCCTGGCCGGCGGGCCCGGCATAGAGGATCGCGCCCTTCATCGAGAGCCCCGCCGCGCCGCCGCCGAGGACGAGCGGCTGCGTGGTGCGGAAGGTGCCCTCCCCGATCTCGAACACGCGGCCGGAGGCGGCGGCGGCGGCCATGGCGGCGGCGAGCGCCGGACCGTCGTCGGTCACGCCGTCGCCGGTCGCGCCGAAGTCGCGCGCTGTCAGGCGCTCGGCGAGCTTCTCCTCGACGCTCATCGGCACGCCGCCCGGGAAGGGCACGCCGAGCAGGCCGGTATCGCGCTCGAACACCGCGAGGCCGCCGGTGGAATCGAAGCCGAGCACCCGGTTGGCGCGCGCCGTGCGCGCCGGCAGCACGAGCGCGCCGGCCTCCGCCGGGTCCAGCCGGACCGCGCCGGCGACGTCGTCGGCCACCTGCTGCAGCGCCGCGACCTGGTAGTCGAGCTCGTCGTTCAGCGTGCGCGCGCGCAGCACGCCGTTGTCCTGGAAGTCGCTCATGCGCGCGATGCGCAGGCGGCGGCGGAGCGTCACCAGCGTGCCGGCCGGGGGCGGAACGTCGAAAAGGACGCTGCCGCCTTCCGAGACACCGGCGCCCGTGACAGTCGAGCCGCCCTCGGTCACCGCGCCGTCGAGGCGGATCTCGAGATCGGCCGCGTCGAAGATCGGGAAGGGGTAGGTGAACGCGGCCAGGACGCCGTCCGCGACGTACTGCACGCGCGGCGCGACATCGCCGATCGTGATGTGCTCGGCCATGGGTGGTCCTCGGTCTGTGATGGGGTGGAACGGCCAGGTTCTGCAACGTCGTGATGGACACGCCGATCGCGGCCTTGCCGCGAACCGGAAGCGCACGGCGCGACCGCGCCGAGACCATCATCTGCGCCGGGCGTGACGGTGCGGGCGCGATGGCAAGCCGCCCGGACGGGCGGCGCCCGCCGCCTGAGGGTCAATCCAGAAGCGAGCGCACCGCGCCGCCGATGCTCTGCCCGGCGCGCAGGAAGGCGTTGAGGCTGCCATCGTGCGCGAGAAGCGAGCGCCGCCCCGCGGCGAGCCGCGCGGAGGTCACCGCGGCGTCCTCTGCCGCATTCTGCGCGGCATCGCGCCGCAGCCCGGCGGCCAGCGCAGCGGCCGAGCCCTCGTCCGGCGCGACGCCGCCGGCGCCGAGCCGCGCGCGCGCCGCGGCGATGGTGCGCGCGAGCCCCTGCTGGCGCTCGCGCTCCCGCGCCGCGGCCTGCGTGTCGGCCAGCGCCTGCTGCGCGGCCTGCTGCTGGCGGAGGTTCTCCTCCTGCGCGCGGCTGCTGGCGCGCTGCTGCTGCGCCGTGCGGACCTGGCCATAGACACCGAGGCCGGTGCCGACGAGCGAGGCGATGGAAGCGAGCTGGGCCATCAGTCGGTCATCCTGATCTCGGTGGTGACGGAAAGCAGCGTCATGGGCAGCGGCACCTCGCCCTCGATGCGCCACATCGGCCGCAGCCGGTCGCGCCGCCAGCCGAGGCCGCGCAGCGTGACATCCCCGGTGAAGGGCGCCGGCGGCGCGTCGAGCAGGAGCGTGTCGAGGCGGCGGAAGGAGACCGGCTCGGCGCCGCGGCCGAGATCGACCGACAGCGCGGGCGTCGCCAGCAGCCGGAAGGTCACGGCCACGAGCCGCAGCGGCCCCGTCGCGGCGCCGGAGGGCGCGATCAGGTCGTGCGGCAGCGGCTCGACCTCGTGCCGGAAGGCGAGGCCGATCTGCACCGTGCTGGCGGGCGGATCCAAGAGGACGGCGCCGTCCACGACCGTCGCGGCCGCGCGCGGCGCGCCATCGGCGAGCACGCCGACCTCGCGGCCCTCGAGATGGTCGAGGCCGCTCCACATGTCCTGCGGCGCAGCCGCGCTGCCGGTCAGCGCGGCATCGAGGCCAAGCCCGGCCTCGAAGCGCTCCAGCGCGAAGGCGCCGGCACGCTCGGTCACTGCCCAGACCGTGCCCTCGCTCTCGGCCACGGCGCGGAAGGCGCCGGCGGTCTCCTGCCGCGTCCAGGCGGTGACCTGCTCGGCGCGATACAGCGTGAGCGTGCCGATCGCGCCATCCGCCATGACCAGGTGCAGCAGCCGCGTGTTCTGGTCGTAGGCCATGGAGACCGGCGCATCCACGATGTGCCGCGCAAGGATCGCGAGGTCGTTCGCCTGATACGCCTGGCTGACGTCGGTGTAGGCGAATTCGTGTACGCCCTGCCCGCCGCGCGCGACGAAGACGGTGGCGCCGTCCACGTCCACCGGCGGCACCAGCCGGTCGATCGGCGAGCCGACGCGCGTCTGCCGGTTGAGCTGGATGTTCGCCGGCGTCAGCGGGTCGCCGGTGACCATCCATTCGGCGCCCGAGGTGAAGACCTGCAGGTGGCGGCCCGAGAAGACGCCGCGGATCGCGTTCACCTGGTCGGAGACGAGGCCGAACTCGATCGCTTCGTCATCCAGCCCCGTACCGGGGTCGAAGTTGAACAGGTCCCCCGTGCGCGAGAGCCAGAGCCGGTTCGGCAGGTCGCGGGATCCGCCGATGACGAGCCGCTCCTGGTGGAAGCCGCAGGTCACGGGCCAGCCGCGCGCGCCGCTGAAGGCGGCCTCGTCCCAGTCGGCCGTGGCCGTGGTGCCGGTCAGCACTTCCTCCGCGAAGGCCGTCGCCTGCGTCGCGGACAGCACTGACTGCACGAGCAGCCGCCTGCCGCCGATGCGCAGCCGCGCCTGAACGTGCCCCGTCACGAAGACGGCAGCGCTGGCGGTGATCGTGACGATGCCTGTCGTGCCGCTCGGCTGCAGCGTGATCGCCGCATCCGCGAAGCGGAAGAAGGGCTCCCGCAGGAAGGCCCATGGCGCGATCGTCCAGCCGGACAGCGTGCGCGTCACGCGCTGCGGCACCATCGCGGGATGCGTCAGCAGCAGCGTGTCCGCGCTTTGCGTGGAACCGATCTGCGGCAGCATCGCCGAAGTCCAGGGCCCGGGCAGCGTCGCCACCACGCCGTCGCCCAGGAAGACACGGAGCGCGCCGTCGGTCAGCACCATCAGGTAGGTCTGCTCGGTGTTGAACTCGAAGGCGATGAGCCGCGCGGGGCCCGGCAGCGGCGCGACATGGCGCAGCCCCGGCCGGCGCGTCACGCCGCCGGTCGGCTGGATGAAGACGTTCCGCAGGCGTCGCGCGCCGTTCTCGAAGGCGCGCAGGTCACCGCGACCCAGCAGCTCGGGCGCCAGCTCGCCGGCGGCGAAGCTCGTCTTGGCACGCTTGACGGCGGGCATGGCTCAGCCCCGCACGTCGACGAGGGGGAAGGCTTCCAGCACGCGGGCGCTCGCCTGCTGGCTGTCGGCCTGGCGCGCCAGGCGCAGCTCGGCCTCGGCCAGGCGGAACAGCATCTCGGCGCGCGACGAGTTCTCGGTCAGCGGGATGCAGAACTCGGCGGCGAGGCGCGCGACCAGGGCGGAGGCGAAGTAGGGCGGGAAGGCGCTTTCCTCCGGCCGGAACACGTAGGTCAGCGCGACCTCGGCGGCATCGGTGAAGAGCCGGTCCTCGAACAGCCGGTAGACGATGCCGCGCGCACGGCCCGCCGAGCCCGCCGAGAGCGCGCGCAGGAAGCCCGCCGGCAGCTGGTAGGCATGCGCGAAATCCGCCCGCGGCACGGCCGAAAGGCGGGCCAGCGCCGACTGCGCGGTCGCGAAGGACCAGGGATGGGCGGAGAGCAGCGCGTCGCGGATCCCCGGATAGAGGTTGGCCGCGACCTCGGCCTCGGCCGTGCCTTCCTCGAGCGAGGCGACGGGCTGCGCGCCGATCTTGAGCAGCGCGCGCGAGCTGAGCGCGAGGGCGGAGAGCGCCATCGGGGAGAACTCCTTGGCAGGTTGGGGAGGAAGGGCGGAAAGGCGGGGGAGGTGCGCCCTCCCCCGCCCGCGGCAGGCTATTCGCGCGCGCGCATCCGCACGACGCCGGTCGGGTCGATCATGACCGCGCCCTGGGACATCATGTTGTTCACGAAATGCGCGGCGCGGTCGCCGTGCCAGGTGATGTCGGTCACCACCTCGGAGGCGACCGCATGGCCGATGGCCGTGCGGTGGTAGAAGTAGCAGTAGCGCAGCACGCCCGCCTTGGTCAGGCCGGAATGCGGCATCCACAGCGCGCCGAGCCAGCGCTTCGCCTGCGTACCCTTCCAGGGCAGCGCGTCGTCACCGACGTAGTCCGACTTCGCGAACTCGTCGATCTGCAGCAGCTCGCTCCACTGCTTCCAGCCGACCACGGCGAAGCGCTGGCCGTCATCCGGCACGTCGGCCGCGCCCAGCATCTCGAAGGCCATCAGGACCTTCTGCTTGGTCAGGCCATCGGTGTCGGTCAGGCCCGTGCCGGTGCCCGTCGCCTCGGAGGTTGCGGTGTCGAGGGCGGCGACGATCAGCTCGTCCGTCTTGCGGCCGAGCGCGTACGCACCCGCATTGGCGATGACCGTGCGCTCGTCGATGTTGGTCTTGATCTCGTCGAGGCGGTCGATCCACTCGCCGGCGTAGTAGTCCTGCAGGAAGCACTCGGCGTTCGAGTATTCGAGGTTCATCACCGGCACGGCGCCGTTGCGCGCCTTGGCCGCGGCGGTGCCCTTGCCGACGCGCGGGAAGAGCGTGGAGGAGCCCTTCACGTTCGTCTTGGAACGCACGGTGGGGCGCAGCTTGCTGCCCTGGCGCTGGTAGGCCTCGGCGACCTCGGCCTCGAACTGCTTCACGAAGGCCTGTTCGATGGTGCCCGACATGCGGGTGCCCTTTCATGGTGGGTGTGTGCGGGGGATGCGCCGTCGCCCGGTTGGCCGCGCGGGGCCGGGCGTGGCGCGGCCCGCGCGCCCCGGGGCGGGGTTGTGCGCGGGCCGGAAACGGACGGGGCGGGCGGCGCGACCTGGTCGGCGCGCCACCCGCCCCCGGGCCGCCGCGCGATGCGCGCGGGGCCGCCGGCGCGGCGAGGCTGCGCAGAGGCAGGCTCGAGCCGCGCCGGAAGGCCGGTGGTGCAGGACGAACTGGTCGAGCCGAGCGGCGGCTCAGTCCTCGATCATCAAGGGTGCGCAACCCAACAAGACAGCGGACGCGAACGGATCGTACGCATCGGTAGCATCATGGGACGAAGCGCGAACCTACCCACAGTTCACCATCCGAGTATGAGCGCTGACCTGGACGGGGCCGGACGGTCCGGAGCGGACGTATGCCTGCACGGATGCGGTACCGCTGCAGGTCGTGTCCTCGGTTCGAGAAACGTTGCCTGTCTCGCGTGAACGCGCGCGTTCTTCGAAGTACTGACGCACACGTCCCCGCCAAGCCGTGTGATCTGGCGTTGACGAGTTGGCGTAGGGCCGCGATCGAATGACGGCCCTCACATCTGCTTCCGGCCATTCGCTTGTCGGCAACTGGCGTAGACGGTCCAGTGTCCCGGCTTCGCGCTGCCGAGCACTCATTGTTTGGTTGGGGCCGTTCGTGCCGAACTGCTCGGCGCCGAACCGGTAATCTCGGGCCGACGGAATTTCGTCCGGCCATCTGACGGGCAAGGGGCGCTCGGCGGACAGCCTGCCACGCGGCTCGGTCCACCTGATCTGCCAACGTGGCGTTCCCTCCAAGCCATCGCCGCCGCGCGCGATGGCCGCGTCGATCGCGGCACGGGCGCGCTGCACGACCTCCTCGTAGCTTCTAGCATCGGCGCCGATGGACAGGCCGATGGCGTTGTTGTGGTCGTCCATCTGGCGCAGCTCGGGCCGCTGGTTGCGTTGAATGGTCCCCAGCACCTCGTTGCCGGTCACGATCACATACGCCCTGCCGAAGCCGAAGCGACGGCGAAGCTCCGCGGTACCCACGATGTGCCGGTAAGCGTCGGCAGGACCGTCGAAGTACCCCGGCAGCGGTGAGGCCAAGGCCTCCGCCGACGCTGCATCGCCGACGGATCGCCAGAACATGAAGCCGCTCATGCGCAAACTCCTCTGTGACGCGGGGCGTGAGCCTCAGCGCGAATGACAGGTCCACCAGAGGGGAGAGAGCGTGTCGGGCGGTTCCGGGCCAACCGGCATACCAGCGGCGTCCAGCTTCAAGACGTAAAGGCACACGCGGCCCGAATCAGGCTGCCGCATGGCGCGCAGCACCGTCGCCGGGCCGCTGGGGCCGTCCCACGATACCTGGAGCGCCGGTTCGACGGCGCGCGTCCGCATTCCTGGAAACGCTGCGTAGTCCTGCACATCCCTCGTCGACCCGCCGGGGCGGGGCTCAATGCGGCGACCGTCGTAGGTCACGTTGACATCGCGGATCGGCGCGGCGGAGACAATGATGAGCTGAGCGTCGTTCGGCCCGAAGCTCTCCTCCCAGGCTTGTCGGATGGACGGCAACGCCCAGACCACCAGGACGAGCACGGAGACTGCCAGCGTCCACGACAGGGCGCGCTTCGCCACTCGATGGCCTCTGCCGGGCACCCCCGTACGACGATTCACGAACGCACTCCTGATCCGATGCGCCCGCTCTCACGCCTGTTGCGGCGGGCGAAGCGAAGCTAGAACACCTGTCGCCAAGTCCGGCTGCACTTGGTGCATTCGGCACGAGTTCACCGTCGCGTTCAAGCACGGGCAGTCTACCTCGGCGGAGCGGCTCGATGTGAACGGGCAGGGGGCTACCCTGCCCGTCACCGAGGCCGAACGCCAATGCCCGCCATCAAATGCCGGCTCGCCCGGGCAAGCCATCCGCGAGCGCGCGGAACGACTTCGACACGGCGGAGCGCGCTGCGCCCCTCAGCCGCCACCCACCATCCGCCGGAACCCATCCGTCACGCGCTTGACGAATTCCGGCTCCCGCGTCCGCCAGTAGCGCGGGTCGCGCATCATCGCGCGGAGCTCGCCCTCGTCGCCGGCCGCGGGCTCCTCGCCGCGGCGCGCGAGGCCGGGCTCCTTGCCCTCCATCATCCGGTGCAGCGCGACCACGCCCTCGGCGGTGGAGGAGAGCGCCTCCATCACCGGCGCGGGCAGGTTCGTCCGGCCCCAGGCGGTGATCTGCTGGGCGATGCGGCGGAAGCGCTCCTCGCCGCCGAAATGCTCGCGCAGCTTCTCGACCTGGCGCTCCGCCTCGAACTGGGACGCCGCCTCGGCGATCAGCGGCAGCAGCCGCTCGGCCGCGAGATCATAGACGAGCTGCGCCTGCGCCTGGCTGAAGCCGGCCTCGTGCAGGCGGCGGTTGATCGCCTCGTCGGCGCAGCAGAGGTCGTGCTTCGGCGCGATCTCGTAGCCGTCGGGGCCATCGGGGACGCCCACCGCGCGGCGGAAGCGGATGCGCTCCTCCTCCGGCGCGTCGGCGCCCGGGGGTGCGATGCGCTGCGACAGGCGGCGCTCCAGCTCGCGGTACGACTTCAGCAGCGCGTCGACGCGGATGGCAGCGGCCTCCTCGTCCCAGAACTTCTCCGGCACGTCGTCGGGGCGGGCGCCCTTCGGCGCGGCACCGGCCTCGGCGAGTGCGGTCTCCAGCAGGTCCTCGGGCATGAGGCGCTCACTCCTTGTCGGGTTGGGCGGGGGGAAGAAGAACCTCGGCGGGCGCGGAGAGCGTCCGGCCGAGCCAGCGGGCGGCGGCGGGCAGGTCGATGGTCGCCACCGCCTCGGGGCCCATGGCGCGCACGGCCTGCAGGAACAGCAGCGTGTTCGCCGCGTCCGCACGGCCCTGCACCTGCGCGAGCGGGCTGCGGTAGCTGAGCCGCGCCTCCCGCCCATCCAGCAGCAGCGGCGGGATCTCGCCGCGCCGGCGCAGGATGGCGAGGCAGCGCGCGACCAGCGGCGTCAGCAGCTCCGCCTGGAGCCGCCCATAGGTGGCGCCGAGCAGCCGCGCGGTCTGCGCGGCGCGTTCCAGCACCTCGGTCGCCGTCATGTTGTCGCGCCGCTCCGGCCCCAGCCGGTCGGCCAGCAGCGCGCCGCGGATGCGGGCGCGGAGGTCGGTCAGCACGAGCTGCGAGACGTCGAAGTTCCCGGGCGCGGCCAGCGGCGTCAGCCCCGAGGAGCCCGGCGCCTTCGGGATGATGGCGCCGGGTTCGAGCCGCACCGTCGCCGGGTTCAGCACGCCGTCGTCGTCGGCCTGCCAGATGCCGGTCGCGGCGATGGAGGCGTTCTTGAGGACGAGCTCCACCACCTTGTTCGCGGTGCGGATGTCGGGCAGCGCCTTGGCGACGGGCCCGCGGCCATAGGCCTCGCCGGGCGCCTTCAGCCAGCGGAAGGCGATGAAGGGGCTCTCTGCGAAGCGCCCCTCGGCCAGCACCACGGCGCCGGCATCCGTCGCCAGCACCGCCATGAAGCGATGCCCGGTGCGGTCAGGCCAGACCGCTTCCACCACGCGATGGCGCGGCGCCTCGGCGTCGTCGTCATGCGCGGTGGGCGGCAGCATCGCGCCGGGGAAGCGCGCGCGCAGCGCCGCCTCGGACAGCCGCGCGGCGCGGAACACCGTGTCGAGCCGGCCGGAGGTGCCTTCCTCGAGCACCGCCTCGCGCAGCGGCACCGCGGTGAAGCGGAGCGCCGAGGCCTCGCCGGCCGGGGCTTCCTCGACCAGCAGCAGGCCGGTGCCGGCGACGACCAGGTCGAGGAAGGCCTGGTGCATCTCGAGCGCGAAGTTCGAACGGTCGAGATGGCCCTGCAGCGTCTCCGCCGCATCGTCCATCGCGGCGGCGGCGTCCCCGGCATCGGCACGCACGGGTGCCAGGCCGAACCAGCGCGACCAGGGCGGCGTGAGCTCCGCGAGCAGGGAGGCGGCGAGCTGCTCGGCCGCATCGGCCGCGGTCGCGTCGAACAGCGCGACGCGGCCGCTGGCCAGCGGCGGCAACACGTGGTCGTAGCAATCCTGCCAGAGCGCGTCCTGCGCGCGGCGGCGGTCCAGCGCGCGGGCGTGCCGCGCCAGGATCTCATCGGCGGTCATGGCGTCATTCCCCCAGCAGCGACTTGCGCGTCGCCGCGAAGTCGGCGCGCGCGCCGAGCACGCCGGCTGCGGAGGTGGCGATGGTGCCGGGCAGGCCGCGCCGCACCCGTTCGCGCTGTTCGGCGCGGGCGGCGGCGGCGGTCTCCTCGGCGACCGCGGCCGGGGCGGGGGCCGGCGTGGCCGGCGCCTGCGGGGGCGCGATGACGACAGGCTTCGGGGCGCGGAACAGGCCACCCATGCGCGCGCGGCTCCTCTCGGCAATCGTGGGACAGGCTTCCGCCGGGCCGGCCCGAAAAGGCCGCGGGCCCGCCCTCCGGTGAGGAGGACGGGCCCGCGCAAGGGATCGGGGGGAACGGGAGGAAGACCTCCGGGCGCAATGAGCCCGTTGGTGAGGGGTTGATATCCTAGGCAGGGGATGCGGTCAAGATATTTTTCCTATCTTCGTGCAGAATCTTCGAGAGGCGGCGAAACAGCCCTCGCGGCGTCAGCGCGAAGGGCGCGCCGGCGCCGAGCACCGCCCGGCAGAGCGCCACGCAGGTAAAGGGGGCGAGCGGCGGCAGGCGGCGCGCGTACACTGCGCCTGGCACGAAGGGGCCCAGCACAAGGAGCCCCGCCCGCCGGTAGAAGGCAGGCAGATCATAGGTCGACGGCACCATCAGCCGCCCAACCAGCAGCCGGCCGGACAGCGGCTCGACCACCGTCCAGCCGGCCTCGTCGCGCAGTGCGGCGAAGCAGTGGCGGAAGCCGGGGCTGAGCAGGCGCAGCCAGGGCTGGTCGGCCGCCCCGCCGAACGCGATCCAGGCCTCCTGTCCCGCTTCCCGCGCGCGGCGGTGGCCCGGCGTCACGCCACGATTCCCTTGACGCGCAGCGGCCATTCCAGCCGGTTCATCGCTTCCCGCCACTGCGCGGCGTCGGCGCGTTCGCTCAGGTGGCGCGGGTCGGGCGCGCAGCCGCGTTCCCCCCAGACGCGCATGACACGCGCGTGGATCAGGTCGATCCGGCGCTGGCGATAGAGGCGGTCGAGGCACTTGATGACGTCGTCGGGCTCGCATGGCCGGACCTTTTCGCCCTTGCCGGCGGTGATGCGCGCGCCGTCGCGGCGGGCGATCAGCGCGGCCATGGTCCAGAGCCAGGCCTCCTCGGCCGAGCGGAAGGGCTCCGCGGCGGCGATGCTGCCGAAGCGGGGCGCGTGGGACGTGCGGGGGGCAGGGCGCATGGGGGTCTCGCCTGTGAGAGGAACAATACACGAACATTAACCGCGCCGGTTGTATCCGGCAAGGAGGAAAAAGGAACATCTACCTATTGCAATCCGACACCACGCCTAGGATATGTTCCCCAAGGCTCCGACAACATCTGGATTCGCGTCCTGGAGCCGACGGAATGGAAGACCATGGCCATGCGGCATGACGACATCTGGCGCGCCCTCGACGCCCTCGCGGCGGAACACGGGCTCTCGGCCTCGGGCCTGGCGCGCAAGGCGGGGCTCGACCCCACCGCCTTCAATCCCTCGAAGCGCATCGGCGCCGATGGCCGCGCCCGCTGGCCGTCCACCGAGAGCGTCGCCAAGGTGCTCGCCGCGGTCGGCCGCGGCGTCGAGGATTTCGCCGCCCTGGTCTCCGGCGCGCCGGCGCTGACGCGCGGCGGCAGCCGCGGCGGCGCCGGGCGGCGCGTGCCGCTGATCGGTCTGGCCCAGGCCGGCGGCGAGGGGTACTTCGACGACGGCGGCTACCCCGTCGGCGGGTCCTGGGACGAGATTTCGCTGCCCGACATCGGCGACCCCAACGCCTATGCGCTCGAGATCTCGGGCGAGAGCATGGAGCCGGTCTTCCGCGACGGCGATGTCGTCATCGTCTCCCCCGCCGCGCCGGTGCGCCGCGGCGACCGCGTCGTGGTGCGCACGGCGAAGGGCGAGATCATGGCCAAGGAGTTGCGCCGGCAATCCGCCAAGCGGATCGAACTCGCGAGCCTCAATCCCGCGCATCCCTCCTACAGCTTCGAATTGCCGGAGATCGCGTGGATGCACCGGATCGTCTGGGCGAGTCAGTGA